TAAACCAGGAGTACCGGGTGACCACGCACCCAACGCACCGGCATCTTTCCAATACCCGTACCAATAAGCGGCTGCATCCGAAGCTGTACCAGTTTTAGAAAATGATTTTGATAAGCCGGTTACTGTGCTGGTAGTAGCACCGCTCATGTACCAACCAATAGTGTTGTTGTAGTAGAGCGCTTCGCCCGGTTTTAAAACATACGGTGGAGTTTCTTCATACTCAGTACCTGCTATATCTACGTTTACGGTTATGGTGTTATTGGCAGAACCAATGTTGATAAACGTAGCATACTGCACCGTGCGCGTTGTACTTGCTGCCGGTGCCGCCAAAATTGTAGTAGTAGTGGCTGTGGTAATCTTACCAACTCCGGTGGTGGTTATGCCTGCGCCTGAGCTGGTCTCATCGAAATAAGTAATGCGGTAATCAATACCCGAAGCACTGGTAGTGGTTAGCTCCAGATTGTGCGTGGTGTTGGTAAGTACAACCTGCCCGTATCCGGCAAGGGATAGAAGCGATAAGAAAAGAAAGAGTAGTTTTTTCATTTGTTATGATTATTTGAATTTAAGTGCCTTTACTTGTGCGTATGTGAGGCCAGCTCCACCCATTGATTCAATTTTATCACGGACAGCGTTTTTTGTTGGCACTTCTAAAGAGCCATTCCACGATGTAGCATTATAAGCCTCGTCCGGAACCTCAAGATCATTGTAGAATTTTGATAAGGTGGGAGTCATTCTAAAATAATCCTGACTACCTAAAAAAACCGACATTGCACCAGCTCCTACATTTGGCTTTAAGATTATTCTGGCCCTATCTGTATTGGAAGTTTCCGATTCCAGCGAAACCGAATCTCTCAAAAGTCTTATTCTGCTTTGGGTACCATTATACTCATGATACAACGAGGTGGCTGTGTTGGCACTCCCTATATTTGTTTCAATCTTGGAGTACTCATTTGTTATGGTGTCTATTGCATCAAGTGTATAATAGCCCCCTGAAAAATAAAATGATCCCTTTCTTTCGGTTGCAGTAGAGTCTTGAACCGCTGAATAAAAGCCTTGTAGCCTTTCGCTATCATAATAGCCACCTAAATCAACAAATCTTTTCCCTAAAATGCGAACGTTGCCAGTTAGATTACTTATGCCGGTAGTCTTCCAGTACTTAGTGCTGTCAGTAGGAAATATCGTAGGCTTTCCGGTAATGGAAGCCCAGGAGGTTGAGCCGCCTTTTGCAACTAAATCAATGTCAGCATTACCATCTTTCCACCAATATTCTACACCGTTAATCTGAACAGTAGTTACATAAGTAGCACCTGCATAAGTAAATCTTCTAAATGCAGATGGCACTGCCGCATTGGCCGCTGCTGTTGATGCGTACGGGCCTTCCCAAAAATTAAGTGGTGCAGGATTAAGAACTTTAATAGGATATGGTAATTCCAACTGAGCCATTGCTGGGACAGTCAGAAGAATCAGAAAAAGTATTTTTAAAAACTTCATATTAGTTCGCGGTTATAATTTGATGTGTATGTGAAGATGAATAAGCGATGCCAACATTCATTTCGTAAATGTTATACGATCTGTTTGTACTGCCCGCATCCAATACGTTTACCGTTCCGGTTAAAACATACTGGCTGGTTATGTCTGCATTTAATGCATCAAGATCAATCACTGAAATTATCGTAACTCCGGGAGGCAAAGCCACTACAAATTTTGTTTGCGTGTTACCTGTTTCTAAAGTAAATGTAGTTGAACCTGTATGGAATGCACTCGAACTTAATGCCCTTACTGCTGCACTGTTTGCCGGACTGCTTGCGGTAGGCCCAAAGAATCTGTAAAACCTACTTGTTACTACAAAGTTGCTGCTGTTAAATGTCCCTGAGGGTGATGTATTATTACCTACACCTCGCCAGCTTTGTGTTGCTCCATTACTGTTTAGCTGTATTGTGGTGATAGTTTGCGCCTGAGTTCCATCATTAGATGTTCCAGCCAGTAGTGTAGATGCTGCCGTGTTATCGTAAATGTCAATCGTAGGAACGGTGCCCGAGTTTAAAGTTATACCCCATGTAAATGTTTTGCTTCCCGATAGGGTAGTGCCAACCTCTACTGTAGTACTTTGCCCACTAACTGAGAAAGAAGTGAAAACAGGGTTAACATAAGGATATAGAATATCGTCTAACAAGTCCTGAATAGCGATTGGGGATGTTCCTAAGTTTGTTCCGCTTGCTATCCCTCCTACTGCCGCAAGGGTTACCCCTTGTGGGGTATAATTACTGTTACCTAAAGTAGAGACTATGCTATCCAACATAGCCGCTAATCTGCCTTGACTTGCTGACTTTAATCTTATATTGGTGTTAATCCCGTTATAAAGCTGTGACTTAGTAAACTGACCAAAGCAATTTACTGACACAAAAAAAAAGGCTATTAAGCCGAAACGCCTAAAAGTATTTTCCATTTTGTTACGTCTGATAATGTTGAACCCGGATTATTTACTAATGCAATTATCATAGCCCCAACAGGTATGATATTATTATCTGGCCCTAACAAGGTTGTGGTAGATGACACGCAATTATAAGCATAACCTTTCTTAATTACGCCTGTCGGTGCCGCATTTGTATTACCTTCCCAATCTCCAATTATTCTAAATTGCCCGTCATCTATTCGCATAGTACCGCGCTGAGAAACTCCCGAACCTCCCGAAACCCTTACTCTCATATTATGATACTTTAAAAGTTCCGAATGTTATTAACTCCTGTTCGCTTACTGATACCCCGTAGATTTCGTAATAGTATTCTCTTTGCTGAAGTGCATTAGTTTGCGCAACTGTTAAATTAAGAACCACTACGTTTTCACTGGTTGTAACTGTTGGAGAAAGTATTTCAGTAAATCCTTTCCGGTAAAAAACCTTGCAAACTATCGAACTATAAATAGTCAGATCGTATTCGCTGCCATCGTCAAAGGTTACCTCTATCTCATAGTTAATAGAACTCTTACCTTTGTAAGCCTCAAGGTTTAATTCAGCCCCGCGATATGTCTTATAAGTTCTCACCACCAAATAGATATAACATCGTCAGCGTCTTCTAATTTAATCCAGAATACACCGTTAACAATTCGTAGCGGTCGGAACTTGTCAGCCGGAATTGCTTCTGAGTCAACCATTGTAGTCCCTTGATCGTTGATTCTTACCGTGCTGGCGTTATCCGACTTAGTGTAGATAATCGCATCAATGTAAGTAGGAACCCTGCGCGCTGTGATGGTAACTTTTACCACCGTGGTAACACCTACTGAATCAATCGTGAATCCATTGTGAGTAACTTCTATCTGGCTGAATGATTGAAATCCAGCGAACAACAAGAAGACTAAAATTAACTTTTTCATATTTTATCCTTTAAATAATTTAAATGAAGTATTTCCAGAGTTTTCGCTTCCAATGTAAAGAGTGTAAACAGTTTGGTTTTGTTGTAAAAACTGCTTTGTCTGGTTAACATACGTCTGAGCATTGCTCTTCAACTCGTTAATAAGTTGCCTTAAAATCTGAGCGTCTACAGGCTGCGATTGGCTGACAACTTTTTGAACGACACCAAACCTTGTAATATTTGTGGAATGGTTTTGAATAAGCCTTGCTAAAGTGAAATAACCTAACATCGGTTTAATGCCATCGAAGTAAATTGTTTGCCCGTTGTACGAGTATGATTTACCGTTGATTAGTTCCTGATATGCCGTATACATATCGTCACCTGTATCGTAGAACTCATTCATAAGATCGAAGAAAAGACCATCGCCTAAAATTGGGCGCAAGTCCTGATCCTGAGCCTCCAAACAGTAAGGCTCAAATCTAACCCCGTCTAATTCGGCTGTGGGCCGCAATAGCTTTAGATCATTTAATGTTATTAGGCATCTCTTCTCCATCTTCTACAAGCCAATCGTTTACGTCCTGTTCTGTAAATGAATACCCATTCTTAAGCAACTGTGAGGCCGCTGCGAATGTTAACTCCCCTTTGTTGAATTTCCTAACTACCCTCTGAATATTTTGGAGTTGTTTTCCTGTAAGATTTTTTAGGTTGTCGTTTACTGCTGCCTGTTCAGTTGGTGCGCTTGGGGACGTTACTGTTGTGGACTGCTTTTTGTAAACAAGTTCCTTAATCTTAAAATCGCTCTCTACAGGACGATACCAGTTAGAAAATATCTTTTTTAATGCTGAAGATATATCCGTTCTAAAGTCCCTTGTAATAGAATTGTAGTAGTAGTACTCCTCCTCTAATTGCTGCTGGTTAAACATTCCGGTCTCAGGAAGTACCCCTAAAATTCCTTTAGGCATTGCAAACGCTTCCATGATGGCGTTCTTGTCATCCTTAGAAATGAACTCGTGAATCTTGTCATTGTTCTGAAGTGTCAAAGGAGTTATTAAGTCCTCAGCTTTTTTAAGTCCGCTTTCATCCTCAATTACAATTGTAGAACCTGCGCCATGTCCTCCCTTAAAAGGATTTAACCCGTCTACAAACTCTTGCTCCTTTTGTTTGTTTTCAAATTTTCCCGGATAAGAAAATATATTTGCAGCATTCAATCCGTTTTGAATTGAGCTCAATCTAAATATCCCGATCTCTTCCTGAGTTTGTCCCTGATCTAACACTGTGTCAAACGTAGCCAGTGGGTACTGATCTTCAAGTGGAGTAACAAAGTAAACTTGTCCGGGGTAGCCTGTTCTTTTTTCAGACCATTCCTCAATCTGTGTTTTTATAAATTCTTTATCAGGAATAAATTTAGGGTACTCTAAAATCCTCTTTGCGTTGCTGATTTCTTTGTAAGGGTCTTGCTCCCAGTTAGAGTTAAACTTGTAATCGAAAACGTCTCCGTTTTCATCCGGCAATCCAAACCGCCAGTAAGCCATAGGCCATACGGATAGATTGTTATATTCTCCTAAAAGATTAACGCCAAGATGAACAACAAAAGAGCCTGAATAAGTGGCCGCATCTATTGTTATCATTCGCAATATGTCCTGTAATGTTTGGCCTTTTTGGTTTACCACAAGGCCAGCGAGTGACGGGTCTTCAAATCCTTCCCCTCTAAGAAACTTCTGCAACCGATCACAAGCTGACTTTATAGTATAAGAACGATCCCTTATGCCCTCAACAATCTGAGGGTAAAGGTTGTTATGCGTCCACCATTGTATGCCTTCTGACCTATCTACAAAAGTTCGTAAACGCTTAATGTCCGGGTTATATCGCTGGACAAATACATTCATTATTCTTTGGCTTTATCGGCCTCGATTTCTTCTTTAGTTCTGCGCTTTCTTCTTAGAGGCTCTTCTTCTACTGCCTCAGTGATTTCAAGCTGTGGGCCGTTTGCCGGAATAAATCCTGCGCCCAACATAAACAAATTAACATCAATCTTTCGGTTCTTTGCGCGAGCAATTAAAGCGTCTTCATCTTTTTGTGAATAGTCTTCAGCTTTTATGAAGCCCTTACCAGGCACTCCACAAGTTTCATTCTTTGGTTTCCAGTTCATTAGTTTTAGTTGTTACGTTAAAAAATTGACTAAAAGAGGGGCTAATAGAAATTAGCTTTTGGTATCGTTCCCATGTAACATTTTCGGCAGTGAACACCATTCCTATGCGATCAAATCTAAGAACCGCATCAGGATTTTTAAGTGTTACTGTTGGGCCTTCTGGCTGTTGTTCTTTTTTCTTTGCCATGATGTAAATTTATAAAAAAGGGGAAGGTTTTTAATGCCCACCCCTTTTTAAATTTTCTATTCAATTACTATTTAGCTTGCAATAGCTATTTGAGTTGAGTCCGCTACTCCTCGTGTAGTTGTAACGCGAAGCTTGTACGCGCCTGCTGTTAAAGCTACAGAAGTAAACGTTATACTGGTATCGCTTGCAACTGTAACACTTGTTTGAGTTGTTTCAGCCAAAGTAGCCTGATTAACCCACTTAACAGAAAGCACTGCACTGGAAGATCCGTTACCATAGAAGTTTGTTCCGGTAATAGTTTCACTATCTCCACCCGCAACCTGCAAAGCAAGATCACTGATAACTGTAACGGTTGGTAAACCTGCGTATTCTGTAACAAGTGCTTTAGTTGTAGCGTAGTCAGTGCTGAATAAAGTCTGAGGCAACATAGTCTCAAACTCCTGATCCGAAGTAGCAAGGGTAATTAAATACCCGCCACCGTTGGCAAATGAGTCACGAGCAACGCCAGGCACAATCTCAAGACCTGAACCTAATCCGTAAACCTCAAAAGAATTTGCTGTCTTTCCTTTGTTCTCAACAATGGCAATAAACTTGCCTTTTGCTAAACGCTGGATGTTATTCTTTTGAAGTTGGTCAATGTTGTAAACAATAAAGTTTAATGAGTGCTTAAACTGATTCAAACCATTTGAAGGAGCGATAATCTCCTGAGTAGGTTTTAAATCTTGCTTATAGCCTTCAAACACGTAGCCTACTGTATTAGTGGCCAGCGTCAACGCTGTGATTAAGTTAGGTGTAGATGTGGAAGTAGTTAACGAAACAACATCATCGTAGTTAAACAATGTGAGCGTGGGCATTGTACCCGCCCGTAATGGGTTGGTACAATCCACACTTGATCCGAGTGTTATCTTTCCGCAGCTCATAGGTTAGGCTTGGATTTCGCGGGAAGTAATTTTAATATTTGTTCCATCGAACCATCCCTCTACGGTTGCGTCTTTCGATGCCGGAATAGTTACCGTTCCAGACGAAACAAAATTAGTTCCGAATGTTACGATGCGCTGAGTTGCGTCCGTTGAAAAATGGAATACAACTCTGTCGAATTGGTTCAATCTTGATACAACGGTAGCCGCGTTGATTGTCATTGCTCCGGTCAACTGAGCGTAACATACGTGTTGCTCTTTCGCGCCTGTCTTCAGATCAGGAATTGATGTAGCCTCATAAATCTGAGTGAAGGATTTTAATCCTCTGCTCTCGAATGAGTTGTTATCTGCTACCGCGTTTCCTACTGTTAATGTGGTTATTGCTGCCATTTTGTTTTAATTTAAGATCCGATGTAGTAAACTGATTCGCTGTCAATTGAGAAGGCGGTATCCATTTTGAACAATGCCTTCAGGAAATAATGCTCACCTTCTGGACGAAGTTTTGCAATCACAAGGTTCTCGGTGTCGCGTACCTTGTCGGTAGCTAAGTACAGGTTTGAGTCCTGACCAGTTGAAGCCTTGCAAACTAAAACCACGTTGTTAGGGAAACCGCTGTAATGTCTGATTTCACGGCCGGCAAACTGTCCGGCTGCGCCTGACTCATAAGCCAACCCTTTGTAAGTTGTGGCTCTCAATGCTTCCTGATACAATCTGTAAGTGGTTGTGCTCATATGGAAAACCATGTCAGGGTCTTCAAACAAAGCGTCAGGAACATAGTTGTTACAATCTTCCAAGATTGCCAAAATATTTGCTGCGGTTATTGCCGCTACGTTTGGAACATCAATGTTTGTACCTGAAGCCTGAGCGCGGGTGATGTAACCGTCAAAGAATCGCAGTGGGTTAGTAGAACCTAATGCGGTGCTTCCCTGCCAGATCAACCGTCCGAGCTGGTTTTGAATTTGCTTTAGTACAACATCAGCAAACACCTTTTGAATTTGAGGGTCTAAAACCTTGTCAGGCAATGCGCCTTTTGGTTGAAACTCTCTCCACGCGCTTTCAAAAACGCGAGGGTTGATGTCTGGAATGTAAACCATCATGTCGCGAGGCTCGAGCGTTGCCTCTGACCATGTTACGGTAGCTGTCTTTGTGGTTGGCATTGCTTCGCGGTTGCCGATAGGGTTTGCACTTGCAACCATCTTAGCGATACTGATTTTTTCAGAAACGTTTTCAATGGCGTAAATAGAACCCTTCTCAACGGCTTGCAATCCTAACACGGATTCTTGGATAATGTAATCTAATACATCACCATTGTAATTGGATGAAAATACTGGACTTGCCATTGTTAGTTTTTGTTAAGTTGTTTACGTCTTTCTTCTTGTTTTTCGCGCATTACGCTGGCGATTGTGCGGCCTTTCGGCTGATTGTCTGGTAATCCAATAGCGGCTTTAGTTGGCTGAACTCCGATGCGAGCCGATTTCTTCAAAGCCATGATAGCTTCTTCGTTCTCTTTCTTTACTGGTAGCATAGCGGCCTCTACAGCAGATTTTACCATAGCCTCCACCTGAGATTTAGGAATCATTTCTTCTTCCTCTTTTGGATCAGTTGGTATTTCGGCTTGCGCTACTTTTGCGACCTTACCACCCATTACGGAAACCATTGAACCGTCCTCAAGTTTGTATTCACCGTCTGCCAGTGCTTGAGGCGTAGGCTGACCGGCTTCGTCTAAAAGGAAAGCGGCCACACCTTCGGCAACTCCTTCACCCTCTACCCAAAAGCTACCGGCACCGTCCGCAAGGTTTACGACCATGCTCTGTGGTGTAGTTGCTCCGGGAACCTGTGCCTTTGGCTGTACGCCTTTAGGCTTCTCCGTAAAGAATGCCTTTACGTGTTCCATAAAACTTTTTTCTTCTTTCATTTTTGGTTTGATTATATTTAAAACTGGAACCGTCTTTTTTCCGGTTGCAAATCCAAACTTGATGCACTGATCGGCTGTCAATCCGGTTTCGACTTTCATTAAGGCATCCAGACCCTCGTCACTTATGTTTGTGAAGCCCATGTAGAACTGACGAAGCTTTGTTTCTGTTTCGGCCAGACCTTGAGCGAAAGCCATTAACTCGTCCGAGTCACCGCTTACATTTTCTTTAAAAGGGTTGTGAATCCAGAACTGGAAACGATCATCCACTAACCTTTCGTCACCGGCTAAAAAAATCTTTGTCGCAATAGAGCCGACTAACCCGTCTTGGATAGTTGTTACTTTTCCTTTTTTCTTGAGTGAGTTTAGGTAATCGTAAATCGCATCTCCGATGTCAACATATCCGCCCGGTGAGTTTATTGATACTTCAAACTCGGTAGCATCCGGTGGCACTTGTTCAACCACGTCAAGAAGCTGAACGCCTTTATGAAACAGCCCTGCTTCGTCAACTGATGACGGGCCGATCTGACCGTGAATGTTGATTTTTGCTATCACGGAAGCAAATTTGTATAATCGCTTTAACGAATATACTAAAGGTAATTGTTTAGTTGGTTACAATCCTTACGGCCTTACGAATTGTTATCTCGCTGCATCCGCATTCATCAGAAGCAAATTGATAGGATTTATTATTTGATAGCCCTTTTGATTTATACGCCTGATAAACTTCGTAGTACCTGAAGTAAGTAATGTGATTGATTGAGATAATTCCCTTATTGAACAGTTCCTTTATTACCCCGCTCTTGTGGTATTCGAGTAAAGTCATTGAATTTTAGCCCTGTTTGTAAACTCACTAACTCTATTTTGTGCAACATTAATATCCTCAACTGTAACAACAAATTGAATGCTTGCAAGCTGATCCATTAGATTAGTCATACTCAAAGAAGATTCAGACCTATTGGCCGCACTTCCTACAGTTGTCAAACTTCCACCGCCCGCCATTTGTATAAGATTTCCACTTACTTTTGTTTGCCCCCGGCCAGAAATAGGCTCAACCGTTACCCGCTCAACTCCGCCCGGATTATCCCCTACCATCAACATAGTGGGGCCTTTTGTGATGAAGTTACCACCCCCAGCGGCAAAGCTTACGTTATTAATTTTTGCCACAGCTCCCAATCCGGTTGCCAGCGTTGTGGCTATCTGAACACCTCTAACGACCGATGCAAAGGGTTCTACAAATGGGGCTGTCGGGGCTTTAAGAATTTCCGTAACCCCTAAGAAAGTATTGGCCACTGCCAATGCGGAGTTAATTAATTTTGACTCTATACCAAAAGCCCTAAGCCCTTGAGTTAGTCCATTTAATACAATTCTTTGTGTTTGTAATTTCTGACCTTCGGCTATCTCAAAGTTTTTAGATTCCTGCTGTTTCCTTTTTATCTCTTCATCGGTGAACTTCTTGTTAATCTTTGAAATTGATTCGTTAAAGTTGCTCTGTACTTGTAGTTTAATCTCATTCCTTTCTACCTCTCTTGTAAGAAGAGTGTCCTCGGTATTGGACACATCATTCATAAGGGCAACTTTTTTCATTAGCTCCTCTTGCTCCTTCTGAGATTGTGCTATCCGTTTCTCATTAGCCGCTGTTTCTTTGTCATCAATAGCCGCGATCATGTTAGCCGCCTTCTCTCGGAATGCCAAAGATTCAGATTCTGCTTTAATGCGGGCCGCGCTCAGGTCGGCTACCTGTTGTTTTTCTTCGCCAGAAAGTTCATTCCCTCGTAATAATCTTTCTACAAAGGCGTCAAAATTTTCCTCTTCGGTCTGACGCAATCCCCTGCTTAAAGCTATCTGCTTAATAGTTGCAACCTCTTCTTTTCTGGCTAAGTCTATTCTTTGTTCGGTTAGTTCTCGCTCAAGTTTTAAGGCCTCCTGAATCTTTTCTTTCTGTTCATCAAATGTCAGGTTGCGATTTTTAGAAGCGATCACTAAAGCCTTAATCTGATTTTCTTGCTGTGCGCTTGAAACTGTAAATAATGCCTGTTCGTCCTCAAGTTCTCGCAAAATATCCAAGTACAACTGAGCGGCACGGGCCACCGCGATCATTTCCTGAGTAAGTCCTTTTACCTTGTCAATTGCTCCTGAAATATTAAACGTAGCCAAATCATAAAGTATTGATCCTAACTTATCAAGATTTGTTAAAAGGAAATCTATGTTAGCCGTGATTTGAGTAATGATGTTCTCAAAGAAATCTAACACTGGTTCGGACTTCTTTAAAGCAGCCACAACCACGCCCAATACTACAGCAACAGCCGCCAGTATTGCGCCCAATGGGGTAGCGATTAAAGCCTTACTTGCAGTAGTTGCGCTTTGTATTCCTTGTGTGAATCCTGAAAATCCCGGAATAACTCTATCAAGAGCCGACTGGTAATTACCAATGTTTAGCCGTTGTTTTTCTAACGCGCTTACATTCTCCTTAATCTTATTGGTATTAGCATCTAATTGTGCGTTAATCGCCTGAACTCTTTTCTGCCCTTCGGCTGTGTCAAGGTCTAACTTCTTTCGCTCCTCGCGGAGTTCTTTGTTTGCCTTTGTTAAACTTTCAATAGAAGTAATCCCCTGTACTTCTACCTTATAAATTATTTCTTCCTCCATCGCTACGTAACTTTAAAGACCTCCACCACCGTAAACTTACCCGAAACAAAATTATTTATATTATTTACTAAGTAGTAACCCTCACCATCGTAAATAATTTTGTGGTGGTCAAAGTCAGCTATATCTATATCAGTTAATCTGTACAGTTTTTTTATAACCTTATTCTTTTGAAGAGATGCTGTTAATGCTCTATAGAATTGATTTAGAAAATATCCCCACCCTGTGTCTTTTGGTTGCGACATATCTACAAAGTACCCTAACTTGTAATCTGTTCTTGGAGACACATCAAATGAAATTGATCCCTCTGTAGTCCTTGCTTTTAGCGTTAGCAATTTAATTCCGGGCTCCCCCGCAAACACATCAATTCCGGCAGAAGTGGTGTCATACACGGGTATTGTAGCTACATTATAGCCGTTAGTTGATTCTGTTTTGCAGTTTTGAAAGACAGTAGTATAGTATTCTTTATAATCTAAAAGTGTTGTGTTTGCTATGTCCATTGATCCGCTTCCTAAACTTACATCCCCCACAGAATCAGAAAACATAAAGTCGTTAACCTGCGCGTATGTCGTTCCGAAGTTTATATTCTTATCTGCTTTGATTAGTTTTTGAGACCAGTCCACAGCCCCAGCCCTGTCATTGATTATGTCTTCTATTGATTCTAAAAACAATACTCCGTCTTGTTGTTTTGGTATTATTGAAAACCTTGTAAAAAAGTCCTTCAGTATGTCACTGCAAGAAACATCTTTCCAAAGTTTATTCCAGTTAACGCTTGCTCTGTTTACTGTCCTGTTACAAACTATCTTTAGGTAGCTGGTCGCGTCTATGGTTAACTCTGTTCCTGTGGTTGGGGCGTCCACTGATATAGTAAGGTATATTTGATCGCCCGTTATGAAGTCCCCGGTGTATTCTAACAAGAGCGTTCCTGATGTTGTTGGCTGAAGCACAATTGTACCCGAGTCAATTAAAGTTCCCCCTGTTTTGTAAAGCTTTCCCGTTAATACGGTTCCATCATTCCATGTTATTCCGCTAACGCTTATAAATCCTTCTACAGTTAGATTAAAGTAATCGGGGGATTCGTATTCATTATTTATAAGATCAAAATTATCAGATCCATAATCTGCCGTTGATAGGTTTATTCTTACATCACCATCAGCAGCCATCAGGTCTGGTATAAGGTAAGAAGTTGGTGAGGCCCTGCCTATGGCGGTGTTTGTGAATGTCTCAGGATAAAGAAACTCATCTCCATTGAAAGGCATAACAAGGTCTGTGAATCTTGAGTCGCTTAGTATAGAGCCGGACAACTCAAGCCCAGTATATTCCAGAATTGCCCTTACTATCGAGTGATAAAAAAAACATGGCAGAAAATAGTTTGGTTGGTAAATTGCTCCTGATTTACCCCAATTCAAAACAACTGTAATTATTCCGCTGGTGTTTGTTCTCGCTGAGTCAATAGCCGAAACTGTCCACGCTGAATTTGCTATTGGCGAAATGTCTGATAACTTTAGGCCTGATATTACTTTAAAGTAGTCGTACACATTTTCATAAACGTTTATATCAAACTCATCCCCATTACTGGATTTTAAAATAATATTAGCCCGCCTTATAATGTCTATTCCATTTTTACTAACCCTCCCCGACTGGATTGTATAGGGTATGGGTGATTGCGATAACTCACTATCTGAGTGCCCTAAATTTGTTTTGTTGCGCTCAGTCCAAATACCCTTAAACTGATTTGTGTAGTTTACAAATCTGCTCTGGATGTCTCCGATTTCTATTCGCTTTATAGTAGTAGCAATGACCTGACCCTCTTTAAGGTCTATGGCGTTGTCTCCTATGTAAAGTTTTGTTTCATTCATTGTAATAGAACCTCTGGATATTCAATAGTAATTACCGCAGAATGTTTTATCTGCTTTGTTTGTGTTGAGTTTGGTTGAGTTATAACAACTACTCCTGTTTTGCTGCCATCTGGATTTAAGATATTAACGGCCTGCCCGACCTTATCAGAAGTTCTGTTTATATTAGTGTTCATTTCTGTAATGTTGGTTCTGTAAATCTCCCCCGTTGTATTCAAACCCTGAATAGCCTCCCATTGATTTAAGGTTAGATTATCAGCATAAAGAGTTAGCCTCTTAGCTTTCTTGTTTGCCGAATAGTTCCATGTGTATTCCTGATTTATCTGGAAAGGAAAACATTCGTCTCCCCCTAATGAGTTTTTCCACTGAAGCATTATTGTGTTATCGCATCTTTCGCGCAACTTCAGAACCTTAACCTCAGAAAGAGGATCAAATGAAATTCCCTCAACTATGGAGAATCTAATCTCGTCCGCATTATCCGTATCCCACGCATAACACCCGCGCCAAATCGCAAGGCTTAAAGCTGGCGTGTCGGAAGTGCTTACCAATGCTCCTAAAAGATAATTTTCCATTCTAAAAATCATTCCGTCCCCAGCATCGTCAGCATAGAAAGATATTGTGAATGGATATCCTCTTACCCCCGTCAACTCTGTTTGAAGAGTTAGGAACAAGAGCGTTCCTGATGTATAGGCAGATAGGTTGTTGGCAAAGCCAACCTGTAGCCCACCGTAAACAGCAAACCTATCGTTAGCAGAATCGCTTACCTGTGTTTCGCTTCCAGAACCCCAAACCTCCTGATATTTTATGTAGTAGTTTTTCCAATTGTTATCTACATACATGAAGACGGCGGTTAGGTCTGAATTGTTCGCAAGGCTTGTTTTAAGGAAGGTGCTTACATCACATAAAAGCTCCCCAACAGAATCAGGGTAGTAGACAGCGTCTGCAATCTTGGTTGCAGCAACATTGTCCCAAATCTCAACCTCAAGCCTATACCCAACCTCAGTGTAATTGGTGGAGGTAAACTTATAAAGTATTGGCGCGGATGTTCCGGCCCAATCCGCTGGCCTTGCTGTTACTGTAGGTTGTGCCATCCTCTAATTGTGTATTTGCATAAACAAATATAATGGGTTAAAAATTAAAGGCTTGCTTTTATCTCGGCTTTAAATCCTTCGTCTAACTTCCCTCTAAATTCTTTAACCAAGTCTTCGACCTGATTCTCAACGTCCAGCCCTTCGCGCTTGCCTTGATGCACGTCTGTTCCTGACTGCGCAATCTTACGGGCGAATAAATACGCAAGTTGTCTTTCGGTTGTTTTTGAATCACGTGGGGTAATTCTTTTCTCCCTAATCCAGTCAAGTATATCCGATAGTGGCGGGAACTTGCCCGGCTTGCGTCCTTTCTTCTGCTGGAAGAAGTATTTGGCCCCGTAAAGAGTTCCGCTTGATTCCGTTGTTTCGATCCGCAGGCTTTCGGCTGACTTGCCCGATGATCTTATACCCTGCTCTTTCTGTCGATCAATGTAGACCTTTCGGATGTTGTCGAGTAGTTCCGATATGGTTTCTTGAGTGTTCAATGTGGTGGACAAAGTGAATTACCTTCAGTAAAGTTTATCGTGAAAACAGACCAGCACCCGTAAAGGTGCGCGTCCATTAACGCCTGATGGATGCTGCGATGAACTACATCCTCTATCCCGTTGCCTTCTATTATGTCGCTATCGTCTAACCGGTTTACAAACTCACGGGCCAGAGATCGCATTGGTGCGATAACTTCTGACTCTATTTCTTCTGTCGGCCTGTCGAGTGTGTCTTGCTTTGCTTTGGAAAGAAAAATGCAATTAAGTTCTGCTGTGCTCGTTACTTTGCCCGATGTACGCGTGTCGGTAATATCAGCAGGAATAACCAGACAAACTGGGAACTCACCGCTCGAAATCTTGTCAAATATTGTTGCGTTCGCTTCCTCAAGGTCTGCATAGTAGAACTTTGTTGTAGTTGAAAGGCTACTTACTGCTAACTCTATTTCGTCAATCAGTGCCATTTTTATTGTATAATTTCCCAATCTTCGGATAACATATCTGTCTGAGATGCCAGCCATCCATTTACAATACTTTTATCTGCTGCAAACATGGATATGTAGCCGGTAAACTTAAAAGTGGGAGACGCAATATCGTAAGTTGATGTTACGATTAATTCTTTGGCGTTATCCGGCACAGAAACGATTTTCTTAAAAGTCTCTATGTCGCACACAAATTCAGGCCGGATAAACAGGAACATGCCCTTTCCGTTCCAGCCTGTTCTTCTTACCATCTTGCTCTCCTTAAGAGCTTCGATTGCTTGTCCGAAATTCATAGTTTTTATTTTGTTTGTTGGTTTAAAATTTTATCCCACTCCATGTACCTATCCTCAAATTCCCTCTTTTCCTTCCAGCTTATAAGGAACGCGGTAACGGTGTCAAATTTACTATTTTTATACACAAAGTCAGGGTCAAGTCCAAATCTTTCTGAATAGTCCCCGATCATATCTAAGTATTGGAATTGTTCGAGCCTCTTAACCTTAGCCAGTTCCGCCACATTTTTCCTCTTTTCGTTAAGGGGAACATTATCCTCAAAAGGCTCCATTTGAGTATAGTATTCCTTCCAGCTTTCATCAATGGTTTTAGCAAAAAAAAACCTACCGTGTAAGTTTTGGTGATGGGCATTTCTAAAATCTGGCCTTCCAATTGTTCCGCCCTGTCGCTGTTTACCTCACCGTCAATCTTTGGTTGGATTACGGTGGCAATGGCAAAGGCTATCGCTTCGTCATAAGATTTGCATGTATCAAGTTTCTGCCGAACCTGAATAGACTGGCCGATTGAAAGGCTTAAGTCTTTGGTCTTTATTTTCCAGTCATCGAACTCAAAATACTCCGGCACTTTAGCAGACTTAAAATCTTGCGGCTGCGAGAATAGGAAAGAGGTAGCCAACATTAATTGCGCTTCCAGTTCTGGATCCTTTGTGTCGAACATGGTTTGAAATGGTATTCCGGTAAGGCACGAAAAAGCCTTAACCATATCCTTCCCGTCCCATTCTTTAGCCAGTTGAATGTAAGCAGACGTTGGAAGCGTTTCCCATGTGTCGGGGATTTTAATATCCCGCTCGCCTTTGTTAGAGAATATAGAAAACCTCATA